GTCAAAATAGTATCGCCAGTTGTTACGCCACCAACAGAAATTCTTCCTTCGATTGGGTACGTTTCAAAGATGCCAGATTTGAGCAAGAACTCGCCAGTGATTGTGATTCTCGATCCGTAAGTGTTACTGCCGTCGACACCGTCAGCTACCGTATGAATGTTGTATCTCTGTAATTGACGCTGGCGTCTCGCTCTAATATTGTTGAGCGTGCCAGTAAATTGACCAGCAGAACCAGTTAAGTTATTAAGATCCGATACCGAATAATTCCCAGAAGGGACGTGGATATAAATACCCGAGTCAAGTCCGATAGTCGATGCAGTTCCTTGCTTAAACTCGCCATCGATAGTGACGACATTAGTCGCTTCGTTAACATCTAAGATGCGCCCAAATGTTCTTGCAGTGTTCTTAACTTCGTCGCTGACCGAGAAGATATCGCCCGGTTGCAGGAACGCAGCCTCAACGCCGCCAACGAACGACACGATGTCAGACTCGAACATCGAAGAGCACAAGACGTAGCGTCCAATTCTACGAGCTTCTGAACGTGAAGTGCAACCAGCAGCATTGATTTTAAATGGATTTAAGCCGAACTTACGAGCGCCGTCAACATCTTCAATATACTCTACTTTGGTTTTGTAACCGTCATACTTATCGTTATAAACGACTTCTACGGAAGTATATCTGACGTTTCGCGCCGTTTCGCTATATTCGAAAAGACCGTCTCGAACATTTGCATTCGAGAACTGCATAACAGGATCTTGTGGTCTATCGGCGTAAAAAGAGAAACCTTCCGTGTTCCAGTAAACGATGCCCTTAAATACGGCTGAGACATCGCGCAATACATTGTAAGCCTCGTCTTTATTGTAGAAGATGATGTTGTATGTGTAGCGTGGCTCTAAGCCACCTTTGCCGTCTGGAACGCCTCGGAAAATACCCTTGTCATCTACAGCGTCACAATACCTACCGATATCGTAAAGCGTCCACTTGTCGAGTGACGAAAAGTCGATTTGGTTGCCCAAACCATAATTCGTATTCGTGATGATATCGTAAAGAACCCAAGCTGGATTATCGGTCCAGCCTAACTTGAACGTGCCATCCCAGTCACCGTAGTAAACCTTGTTGCTATCGTAAAACTTATCGTCACAGAACTGCTGAAAATCGATATCAGAGTCGTGGAGCATATTGAATGCGCCACCATTTACTTTTGTCGAAAGTTCTCGGAATGTTCTAGTTCCAGAAGACGAAGCGTTGCTGTAGAAATAATAAAGCTGAACGCAGTTTTCAGTCGAGTATCTGAAGAGAGCGTCGTAAGTCGATTCGGTCATCGATTCTGGATTTGCGCCGCCAAAGAAAACAACTTTTCTTACAGTGTTTGACCAAAGAGAGTCAACAACAACCGATTCAAGCTTTTTGCCCATTTCACGATTCGATGCGTAGAGATTCTTTCTGATTAAATATGAAACTGCTCCAACTTCACTATAAGCGGCAGAGACGGTGCTTTCTTGCAGTAGCGTATCTAGCTCAGTAAAAAGATTTTGATTGTTTGCTCCAGCAGAATCTGGCGAGCGAACAGTCATGAACGATTCCGAATCGTAATATGAGAAGTTCGTTAGCTTCGGACCATTGATGACGCTATAGCTGACGCCGCTATCCACTTTCCAAATTGCTGCCCTTACCGCAGTATAACCAGCGGTCATCTTCGCAATCATTTCTTTTAAATTGCGACGAATCAAAGCCTTATTCGCAAATGTCATATTCTTGTCTACGACAAAAATAATATCTAGATTATTCGGATTAGCCGGATAGTTTGCGCTTGGATAAACATAACGACGGTCAAGACCATTTCCGCCCAGTGGATAGTAATTGGACGGGATCTTAATCTTCTTCATTCTCACGTCGAATGCGCGTTCTGGTAAATTCGCAAAGGTTCGCGAATCAAACTTTACTCCAACGTGAGCTGTTAGCGGATAAGAGAAATTACGATCAATAACTTCTGTAATACTATCTACATAAACTTCGCGCTTAACGAGCGGAGAAATAGTTTCTTCGCTGCGCTTTTCAATTTTGATGTAGCGATCTTTGCCATTTACTGATTCTGGTAAAACGATTTCATCAACTCCTTCAGATACATTCGTTAAATCAACTGACTTTTCAAAAGCCGTTTGGTTCGCGTCGATTGGATCTCCCGCTCCTCTTAAGAATCTAAATGGATTTAAGATTTTCATCTACTAGTAAATATTATTATGTAATCGAGAATGTTCTAACTCCATCTGTGCCACCAGTTAACTTTGTTAAGCCCTTTGGCGATTGGGCGTTGATATAAACAGTATGCGTTCCCGTAGCGAGCTTCGAAGTCACCTCGGCTTGGATCGTAAATGAAAACACTCCCGTAGTGGCGTTAATGTCTGTGCCGTTTGCGTAAATGACTTGTGGCGTATTGCCATTACTAGCTGGGCTATCTATATGAGCCGCCAAGGATAATGTTGGAGTAAGAATTGTGGTAGCTCCAAGAGTTCTGTTGAACGTTGCCGTTCCGGTTAGTGTGATAGTGGCTCCCTTAGCGTAACTTGAACTAGAAAGAGCATCAAAAGTAGCGGTTGTCCCCGCGCCTTCTCCAACCAAAGTATAAACATAGTTTTGTACCGCAGTGTATGGATTTGAAAATGGCGACGTTGAAAGCTTTTTTAAATAATAGATAACCCCCAAAACCGTTGAATAGTTCCGCTTATTGATCTTTGTCGCCGCTAACTGCTCTGGAGTATATTGAATAGACATTTTTTATTCGGTGTCAACGTTTTAAGGTAAGGGTAAACCGCGAGGAAGCGTCTTTTCAATGTCGTCGTTAAAGTCAATTGGTAGGATATTTACTCTTGTGCTGGCTCCACCAACCGACGAAGCGGGATTGAAATTGGTATTTGTTGCCGCGTAGTAAGCACCATCAGTAGTTTCGCCTTCTGAAATCGAGCCGTCGCCAATAGTATATGCGTATGGGCTTTGAACTAATCCGTAGAAACTAACATCTCTAACTTGCAAGTTAGACTCTCCATCCAATCCCCAGTATAAACGCAAGAAAAGCGTCGATTCTTTAGCTGTTCCAGCTTTTGTTCCCGCATCTACAGTATCCGCCAAAGCTTCAATTAAAAAGTTTACACGAAGCTTTTTGACATCGCGGTTTCTGATTTGGTGAGTAAATATGAATGGGTCTTGTGGTGCCGTCGGCCAACCATCGGTTGAACGCGCCCAGCTTGTAAAGTTTCTGCCATCTGGCTTATCTGGTGGTCGAACGTCATCCCGCATCGTGATCGGGCCGAGCAGTTTAAAGCTTGCTGGTTTAGAGATATAAACGTTTTTAAAGTTAGCTAAAGCTTTCTGCTTTTCTGTGCCAAAGTTTACTTCGAGGAGAATGCTTCTATAATTGTATTCTCCTCTAACGTTCATAACTGGAACGCCATTCAAATAAACTCCCTTTAGCATATCTAGGCCATAAACTTTTTTGCCAAACGGATCGACAATACCTTCGATTGGACCCTCGCAAAGCAAGTCAACGATTTCTGCCACAGAAATAGACTTCTTGAGTTTCTTGCCCTCGTCTGGCGGCAGAAGTTTAGCCTCGGATGTTCCCATCCCTCTGAAAAATCTTAATGGATTTAGAATTTTCATCTTAGAATATAGATGGGAGTGACTGAATCGGAGGAACGCTTCTCTCGATGCTTTCGTTTTGCGTTGACAAGAAAGTAACGCCAACACGAATTGTCGGAGACAAATACTTTTTCACTCCCTTTGTAATCTCACACTGCCAGAAAGAAACATACTTAGCGTAGCCCGTGTCTTCACGTTCCGAAGTGAACGTCACTAGTCTTTGACTGTCTGCTTGAACTGCCGCAAGATCGATAACTTCAGAAGCGAATGCTCCTGCGCCAGAAAATGCCGTAGAGTTCTTTAAGAACACTGTGCCAACTGTTGCCGATGTTGCGCCGACACTAGTCCAATTAGCTGCCGTGCCGACAACATTGATTCTGTACTTCTTGCCAGCAACCATTGAAGATGCAGCGATATCTCCGCGCTGTGTATAGATCGGAGAATTTGAAGCGATCAAATTAGAATCGGTCTTGCGATTGAGAAGCTGATTTTCTCCAACCACAGTGAACGAAGCCGCGCCAGTCTTTCTGTAAGAGATCTTAATCTTGTTTCTGCCGACACCAGTTCTAAGTCTGGCGTAAACTCTATGATAACCAGTTGTTAGAGTTACAGCGTTGACAACAGGAGAGCTGTTTTCGTCGTGGCTCGAAGCTAAGATACCGTTGACGTATAGATCGGCAAAGGCGTCGTTTGTTTCGAGACATTCGATCTTAAAGTCGTAAGAATTTACTGGCGCGACTTTTCCGTTTCCAGTTGCAGCAGTCGCGTTCTTTGTAAACGTCATGCCAACAACAGGAGGAACCGAGCCAACGCCAATCGTTGACCACTGAGCAGAAGTGCCAACTTTTGTAATCTCGTAAACAGTGCCGCTATTCGCTGAAATAACGCTAATTTCTCTCACAGCTAGCGGATCGGTCGAGATGATGTCAGTGTTCTTGTTTAATGGGATATAGAAGTAGCCCAAAAATTCGAGCGTGTAGTTGCCGACATCAGAAGCGTTACTGTTGATCTCTGAAATATTTACTGCCGAGAAGTCGCCAGTATAGAGGTTTTGATTGATTGGCAACTTGACATAACTCAAATAAGTGTCGAAAGTGCCAGACGCTGTTGGAATAGTTTCCGCTGTCCAGAAAGAGCTGTCAGTAGGCAACTTGCCCTGAGCATTAGACGTTGCGCGGTAAATTTGCTCTCTGATCGGTGGGATAAATAGTGACCAGAAATTATTCACTCCGCTAGTAAACAATTTTACAACGGCGCTGATTTTTGTTTGATCTAGGATATCGGCGCTTTCTGCAACTACCGTGTAAGTTTCGGAACCGCTAGGCGATCCGCTCAACGTATAAGTAAACGTCGTGTCGCTCGTTCTTGTGATCGTGTACGTTCCGTTAGGATCTACTGCGCCAGTCAAGTTTGCAATCTGCGCCGAAGTTCCCGTGATTTCCGAAAGAACAATCGGATTGAAAGGAGTGGCCGAGTTTCCAAGAGTGATCGTCACTACCGCATTGCTGCGAGTTGCGCTTGCAATATACGACTTAGCGAGTGGAGGGTGCGTGTTTAACACCGCTCTACCAGCGGTTACTGTATAAGTTTCCGTTCCCGTATCCAAAGTAGCTAATGTGTAAGTGAATTGATTTGCGGCAGTTACAGTAATATTGTAGTAGCCGTTTGGATTAACATTGCCAGTGCTCAGTCCAAAGATCGTCGCTTTGAAGTTGCTTGCGAAATTATGATTCGAAGAAGTCGTAATGGTTACGGTTGCTCCAGATCGACTCGCCGTCGAGATAGTTGCGACGGCGGGAATACTCGTTGTGCATCTAAAGAAAATGCTACTTAACGTAACAATTTCTCCGCTAACGTATCGAGTGTTATTGTCCCAAGCCGATTTTGGCGACGCCTCGAATTGTGATGGCCCCCAAATAACCAAAGAGTCAGTCGGGTATAAAATCATGTAATTCGAATCGGTGCGGTTTTGCGCAGCGTTCGAAATTAATTGAAACTCTTGCGGGCGAGCGAAACGATAGAGCGCACCTTCAGAAAACGAGTAAGAATTTTCCTGCTGAATCGCGCTCTTTGTCGAATCTGAAGAAGACAATTGCTTCCATTTGTACGTCAAATCTTCATCGTAGGTTGACAGATTTGGGTTCGAAATAATTTCACCATCTTGCTTTACTCGAAGCTCAACGATGTTAGACGAAACTTTTTTAGCGGACTTCGTAACGATATCAATGTACGACTGCGAGAGAGAAACATCGACAACTGAAACCGCATCTTCAAATACGGCAGTTTGATTCGAACGATACCCGTCGATTTCAAGCTCATCAATACCTTCGTAAGCTGGGATAGCGTCAATCGGCCTTGAAGTTGGCGTCATCAAAGCCTTCACATCGTAATTTAAACGATAATTATTGATCGAGGCACTGATTTGCGAGCTGCCGATGATCAGTCTACCATAGCCAACTGGAACGGCTTGACCTTGAGAAGTGTTGCTCGGCTTGCTTCCGAAAAGATAAGACTTGCCGCCCGCAGAAACTTCTTGGTTAAAGTCGGGCTTGGGCGTTGGGAATAATAATCCCATGACGCCTTGCGTTAATAAGGCACCGCCAACTAGCAAACCGATCTTTGCGGCTCCTCCGCTAAGGAGCGCTAAGCCAGCAGGAGCACCGAACGCAGCAAAGCCACCCGAGATCGCAATAACCGCAACAGCCGCGACAATCAAAAGAATATTCTTTACGCTATCTCCAGCACCCCACACCACAGGGACCAAATGAATTTCTTGTGGCGTTTTAATGATGTCGAGTTCGAGAGGATCTTCGATAACTTGATCATCAACAACGATTCTGTAAAATACACCTTTTGCCGCCAGCTTCTTTAACGCGGCCAAAAAGCCGCGACGATTTGCATTGATCGCAGTAAACGCTTCTCTTGGTTTCGAAATGTTGTATCGAAACTCATGACCAAACAAGTTGCGTAGTTCGCCGTATAGATAAATGTTAGTCATAACGTTTCTTTAACATATCAACGTATTCTTTCTTAACGTGCGATACCTTGGGCATCACCAAGTTGAATTCTTGAGTCTGCTTGCTGTAAATAAGATAAGGAATGCAAGAGTTGTCGCAATTGAACTGGTCGAACTTCGACTCGTCTTCGCCCGTCTTTGGGTGCGAGTGATAGATCGCAACAAGGTTACCCGAACGAATCTTCTTCAAGATTTCGAGCGGATGAATCTCAAATATATTATCGGCGTAAGTGGCAATGTTCTTCGCTGGCTCAGTTTTCAGTTCGCCGTTCTCAACGGTTACGAATCCGCAAACTTCCAAATCGGACGATAAAGCGTGTTCAACGATTGTAGTCATTACTGATTAAAATTGATCGGGTACTCCTCGGTTCCCGGAAATCCGCCGAACGGCAATTCTGCATTTTCGCCAAAGCGTAGCTTGCAGCCGCCGATAGACTTTGAGCACTGATCTGCCATCCAGAACTCTTTATTGATAGATGGATTTTTGCCTGCGGTAGCCGTGTGAGCCTTAACGCAAATATAGAACTTTTGAAGCGGTTTCCAGTTTGGGTTCGCGTTGATATTCTCTTCCGAGACTTTTACATTCGTGTTTTCAACGTAAACGTAGTCGGCTATCGAGTAGCTTGTGCCGGACGTCCAGCGTCCTTTATTCACTTTGTTTGCTAAAGACGTTGACGTGTTAGCTTCAATATTGATAGCATTCTCGAACAATTGATTGTTATCGTCAGCTACTGGAGGACCATTGAATCCGCATCCGTTGCCGCGATAATGAAACGAACAGTAACGCGACATTACGATACGCTTCGGGAACGTGACGCTATCGAGTTCAAGAGGCGAAGCGAGTTCAAGCTCAACGATGGCTCTGTTCTCTGAAGAACGGCGCAGAACAAAAAAGACTTGATCTTCTAGCCCAGCAGTTGCATCTGCGGCACCGTATGGATTCTTCGAGTCCGAAAAGTTAACGTTGTCCAAGAACTTAAGGAACGTTCTCTTACGGACAACTTTTGCGCCAACAAGGTTGTTGTAACGGCGAATAAGGTTCGAAACAAAGAAGTCTTGGTTCGAAATAGTTAGTTTCGGGCGCGGAAGCGAGCCATCACCCTTACTTTCGAAACCCGAGCTTTGGATTGGAAACGGCGAATACTCTTCGCCTTGCCAGTAGATCGAACCGTTTATCCCATTTGTGCCGCCATGAATGTAAAGTTGTTGGTCAGGTTGATTAACGTAGTCGTAATAAATAACAAAAAACTCCAAAAGAGCCGTTGGCTCTAGTGAAAAAAGCTCCGCATTGACTTTCTGGTTAGACTCCCTTGACATTTCCTTTTACCTTTAGATTATATTACACCGATGAGCGATAAAAACCAGATAAAAATCGAGGGTTCAGAAGCCGCTCAGATGCGACTCAACGATATTCCCGATGTTTTGAGGCTGGCGACCAAAGCTCAGGCTCAATTCAAACTTTTCCCGATAAACTCGCCATCAACGATTTTGAGGGAAATATCACTTGTTTTGCAGAAAAACTTTAGAAATTCCGTCATTTTCCACGCAGAAGACGAAGTTGTCGCTGCGTTCATTTTACGCGCCGAGACGAGCGTTTCGGCAGAACTCGTTTACAGTTTCACGTCGTCGGAAGAGCTTTTGACAGCAGAAATGGCCGAAAAGTTTAAAAAAACGCTGACAAAACTAGGATTTTTGGTAATAAATGCGAAAATTCAAACTAGCCGTAGAGACCTTGACTCGCTTTTAACGTTTTTAAAAGATGTTGGTTTCGATGAGATTTCGAGCGAAAACGATGCTTTCGTGTCAATTCGCATCAGAATAGCTTGACTTTTCGTTAAAAACGATAAGATTTGCGGAATGAAGTTCGACAGGCTCGTTCAGCTTGCCCGCAATCTTGTTATCTACGATAACATCGATTTGCGCTGCCGTCATTTCGCTTTTATCCTCGATAAGAAGCGGATCATTGCTATCGGCAAGAACTCAAAAAAGTCTCACCCGATTAACCACAAGTACGGTTACTTCGACGGTTCTGGACTGCACGCCGAAGCGTGCGCCGTTATCAAGTCGGGCCACATTGACCACTCGAAACACACGCTCGTCACGTTTCGCATCGACCGAAACGATAAGGTCGCGATGGGAAAACCGTGCAAGCATTGCGAAAAACTTCTAAAAGATGTTGAATTTAAGAATATTTTCTATTCTAATGAAGAGGGAGAGTTCGTTCGCGTCAAATGAATATTTTAATTATCGAAGCTACTAGCAAACGCAAGCCGCTTGCAGAAGACTACAGCGACACGTCAATCGTTCACTGCCGCAACAGCATTATCTTAAAGAACGCTCTAGGAGCCGATCTTCTTGACGGGGAGTACGCACTACCCCAAGTGCTCGAAAAGCAGTATGACGTGATTATATGCGCCTACGCTTCGCCTTATATGCCGCACGTTCCGTACCGCGAGATCATCAAGAAGAACCCGAAGGCTCGGTACATTTGGCTCGTTAACGATCACGACATCGAAGACAATCAGCTTTTGCGTTGGGGCGTCATTGAAATGGGCCTCAAGTACGACATGATCTGCAACAATCCGCGAAACGGATATCGGCACTGGATCTTGAACAAGAACATCGCAAATAAGAAATTGAACGACTTTATTGGCGAGTGGCTCACGGTAAATCTCAACTCGCTGATCATGGACGACTTTGCCCCTGTAGACTTGACTGCCAAGAGCGGGATCATTTACTACGGTACTTACAGAAAGTGGCGTCAGAATTCTTTCGAGCGTTTTTTGACAAAAGGAGTTACGCTCTCGGCTTCGAACAAAAATTGGAAAAAATTTCAAGCAATCAATTGCGATTGCAATTACATCCCGAAGCTAGAGTGGACAAAGAACAACGAAGATCTGCGCAAATATAAATATTCGATATACATGGAAGACGTGCATACTCGCGACAATTATGCCTATCTCGCAAATCGCTTCTACGAAGGATTAATGGCAGACACGGTCGTGTTGTTCGACTCGGAATGCAAAAACACAATCGAGAAGTGCGGGTACTCGTTGTCCGAGAACGTTATCGTCACGCCAGAAAAATTATCGATTGGCTTGACGAACTACGTTGAAACGCTCAACTTTGAAACTGAATTAAACCATCAGCGGTCATTTCTCGTTAAAGCTTACGGCGAAAAGCGAGACACGATCAACCAAATAAAAGATTTTATTAAATGAAAGCTACTGTTCGTTTCGTTATCTCAAGCGTCTCGGCGTCCGAAATCGGCATTGATTTTCGCGAACTCTACGTCGTCGAACTAAACGATTATCAATTCGAAGGAGCCGAAGGTGGACAATATGTGACTTGTAAAATCGTTAATACCAATAAATTCGCGCCGTTTCTTCTTGAAATCGCAGAGATTTCTTTCTGCGCCCATTCTTTAGTGATTCGCGCATGGTTCGTTTACAACTTCGAGAAAGAGAAAGAGTCTCGTTTGTTTCGCGGCTCACTAGAAATTCGAGGTATTAACTGCTTATGAAAATCCACCAAAATCAAAAGAAATCGGTTAAAATCATTTGCTTTTTAACCAGAAATGTAGTATATCTAAGGAGTGAAAAATGAAAGTAATCAAAGTGACAAAAGAGTATTTCGAGACAGAGGACGAGAAGGTTTATTTCTTCGAGCCTTTGGGAAAAGAAATATCCGTTGAGGATATGCAGAAGATTGTGGACACAAACAAGAAATTAGTTAAGGAGTTGAGAAGCAAATGAATAATTGCGGGGATAGTTTAAAGGTAGAACAAGGAACATTCCAGTTCCAAGATGGCGGTTCGATTCCGACCTCTCCGCTCCATTTTTATATTACTGACTTACAGCACAAAGAGGCTAAATCCTTTGTAGAAAAGTGGCATTACTCGCATAGGATACCTACGGGTAAAAACATCTATTTTGGTTTGTGGTGGGGGAAAGAATTATATGCGGTCATAGTGTATGGAATAGGAGTAAATCCGTATCAGGCAAAATTCTTAAATGTTGACTCAGTAATAGAGATAAAAAGAATGTGCCGTTCGGAACCAAAGAAGCCCTATGAGTTGTCAAGATTTATTCGCTTGTCCTTGAAGATGGCGAAAAAACTCATGGAGTTTAAAGCAGTAGTTGCTTTTGCAGACCCAGAGCAAGGGCATGAGGGGACTGTTTATAAGGCTACTGGATTTACGCACGAAGGATATACAAATCCAGAGTGGCATTTGATTGGGGCTGATGGCGAAAAGAGGCATCGCCGTTATGCCTTCAGGATGGCGCGAAGAAACGGAATAACCGTTTCCGAGGCAAGAGAAGTGCTTGGAATGAAAAGAGTGAAAACAGAACCTAAACACAGATGGGTTCTCCGGTTAAAACCCGCATGAAAATATACAAAATCACCGAAGCCTCTGAATACTTGGGAGTGTCAATAAACACTCTCAAGACGCTTGCTAATAACGGCAAGATAAACTCTTTCAAGACAACTGGAAGCCATCGGCGTTTTCGTCAGGAAGATTTAGATGCTTTCATGGGCGTTGAGAAAGAGAAGCAAGAAAAGGTTACGGTGATTTACGCAAGATGTTCAACGGCAAAGCAGAAAGAGAATCTTGAACGGCAAAAAGAACGGTTGATGAAACATGCAGAAGCCAAAGGTTACAAGTATGTGATGATTGATGAGATTGCCAGCGGGATAAACGAAAAGAGAAATGGCATACACAAGTTAATCAAGATGTGTTTTGAGGGTAAAGTTGCACGAGTGCTTATTGAATACAAAGATAGGCTTGCTCGATTTGGTTATGAATATCTGGATGCAATCTTTTCAATTCAGGTTGAAGTAATGGAAGTGAAAGACAAGAAATATGAAGAAGAACTTGCAGAGGATATTATGAAAATTCTTACTTGTTATTCAGCGAGATATTACGGCGCAAGAGGCGGTAGGAAGAAGAAAAACAAGGCTGAAAATGAGTCTATCGAATCTAATGGAATTTGAAAAGGAGGAATTCACTAACATGAATCGATACGCTCTTCTCAAAGATGTTATTGTTCAAGCCGACTGCCCAATCAATAAAAGATCGAGTGATCGAGTCGTTTTGCCGAGCGGCGAAGAGATTTCGATTCACGGCGAAACGTTCGACTTGTTCGACGCATCGGTGCGCTACTGGGCAACTGGTAACGGCTGGGTGTTAAAAATCACCGATAACGACTTACCTTACTTTAAAAAGATTTAATATGATAACAAAAGAAGAAAGCGAGAAAAAAGTTTTTTCCGAATTTTTGCTTGTTAAAAACAGCGTTGAAAAAATTCTCGGCGAAACAATCAAAAACGAAGAGTTTAAGCAGGCTATCGCCGACGTATGCAAAAAGATTATTGTTCCGGCGCGAAATAAAGAAGATAAAGATAATGAGCTAGTTGATGACATAAAAGCATTTATGGAATTTTTTGACAATTGCAAGCACCTCCTCGGAAATACTGTTTGGAACGAGATACAAGAAAAGTATCTTAAAATCGAAATTTCTTACGAATCGAAAGTTATTTCGAGTTGGAAAATTCCAATCGAAATGATGTTCTCTCATCCAGAGTCGTTCGAACTCGGGATGCCGACACTAATCGAAAGCTTCGAAGACGTGTTTCTTTGTTCGTGTCTCGACCCGTCTTATCGTCAACGAATTATGCAGGGCGACGATCAAGCGATCAAGATCTTGTACTCTGTATTTCAGAATAACGGAACGAGCAGTTGCTCCGCGATTCAGCTAATGATCAAAGAAAATTTCCCCGAGTTTTACGATCACATCACGAAAAAACTCGATGTGATGAAGTTCGAGGAGATCCCCGAGGAATCGAAAGCTAAAAAAGGGGGAAAACGTAAGCCAGTAAAGCGTAAATAATATTGTGCCATATCTAAACGCCAATATTCCAGTATTCGCAGCCTACATTAAGAGCGATTTTTTCTACAACAACACCAACACAAAGACAGACTATGTTCTTTGCGAAGTGTTTGGGATCACGAGTTTAACGCGACGATGCCTCACGTTTCAGGTAATGACCGAGTACGGATCGCGACACGACCGAGTGCCGATTCATTATCTCGTTAACGAGCCTGAGCACAGCAATCTTCCGTTAGACTGGCTCCAGCTTTGGGACTGTTTCTCTTACAACTTATCGGTTACTCGTTGGGAATATCACAAGAACGCTCAAGTTAAAATTCAATTAAAGAATCATGAATGGATCAAAGGTAAATACTTATTCACAATCGATTGGCACGACAATCCCGATGCGGCGTATGGCTACAGCGAGATGGCGGGCGGTCACAAGTGCGGTCACGTCATTTGGGGCGTTTCTGACAAAGACGGCAAGCCAGTTAACCAACTTTTTTGCCAGCCCAACAACCGTGTCGTCTGGTCGGACGGCGGCGCGTTCATCTCGAAAAAGCTCGAAAAGCCGGATTGGAAAGTCTTCTCGCAAGAGTTTTCGTGCGAAGGTGGCGCGAAATGGGTAGCCGAAGATAACTGGGACTACTTTTACCAGTTCAAAGAAGAATGATCGAGGTCCAAATAAGTAAAGATATGATCGAAGAGGCTCTGTTCCGAGCCTCGCGAGTTCCCGCTTTGCGCAACTCGGACACTCAGAATCACGGCACGAAAATTGCCGCTCTGAGCGACTTGATGGTGCAAAAAACTTGGGGCGGCAGGATCGTGTCCGACATGAGTTTCGACTTCGACTGGATCTCTCCGAAGCTTTATTTATTCGAAATAAAAGCGAAAGAGCGAAACGTTGTGCCGCAACCTTGGCACAACTGTGCCGTCAAAGAGTACAACACGAAACAAAAGTGTGATTACTACTTGTTTACGAGCATCTTTGGCGACTACAGCCGAGGCTGGATTTTAGGCTACGTTTCAAAAGAAGCGTTTTTTAAGCAAGCGAGATTCTTTGAGAAGGGGCAAGTTGACGACGATCCTCGCGGCGACAAATACGTTTTTCCTTCTAGCTGCTACAACCTAAAAATTGAGCAACTTAGTTGCAAATAAGATTATGAAACTGAGCCAAGCAGAAGTGCCTCTCTCCCCAGAGGACCATGACCTTTACAATTATTCGTTAACAACAAACTCAAGAGGCTACGTTTGTACTGGTGCAAGAAAGTTTGGCGAAAGAAGAGTTCACAAGATAGTCGCGAGCAGAATGGGAATCGTTAACCAAAATGGTTCACGTCTGCAAATTGACCATATTAATCAAAATAAATTTGATAACCGCAGAGAAAATCTACGGTTAGTCGATAGGTACGTCAACATGAATAATTGCAAGCGTGCATTGAGGGCCAAGGGGGACACGATCGTCAAAGGAAAATTTCACGCTTACATCGGAATTAATGGGAAAAGCATTTATCTTGGCACGTTCGATAATCCAGAAGAAGCTCGAAAAGCTTTCGTCGCCGCAAAAAATAAATACTTGACAGAGCTGGGCCTAACTGATGTTTTGTTAACAGAATGAATCTAGCTCTTTGCTGCATCTCCAACATCCTTGCCGAACAAGGTCACAAGTTTCAAACTATGACCTACACTCGCTTTGCTTCGCTGCCCCGAGACGAGGCTTTGCGCGTGCTCTCTGAGCGCATCCTCAACAACTTCATCGTCACCGACTTGACGATCAATCACTGCGCCAAGCTTGGCATCGCTGGCTATCGCTTGTCGTCAAGCTTAACTCCTGTTATCGATCATCCTAGCGTTGATCTTCAACTCGAACAGTTGCCCAACTGGTCCAACTTGTCCGCCGCTCTCGACAGCATCAAACACACCATCGAGCAGACTGGTGTCCGCATCTCTGCTCACCCTTCCGAATATGTTTCGCTAACTAGCGACTCTCCGACCGTTATCGCTAACAGCACGCGAGATCTCATTTCGCACGCCAATCTTTTTGACCGCATCGGTTTGCCGAGCGATTATCGTTCGCCGCTTAACATTCACTGCCGTCAGGACGGTGACCCCGCCGCAGTCTCGCAGCAGTTTATCAGCAACTTCAACAAACTGCCGAGCAACGTTCGCTCTCGCTTGACTCTCGAAGTCAATGACAACGTTGGCGGCACTTGGACCGTTGCCAACTTGTTCAAGCACTTCTTTCAGACCAGCGGCATTCCAGTCACTTACGATTCGCTGCACCGCTCGCTCTGCAACGACGGCAGTTCCGACGAACAAGACTTTTTCTTAGCTCGCAAGACTTGGCCTACTACCCCGCTCTTTCACTACTCTGAAGGTATTGACGGCACGCGCAAGCACGCCGATATGCCTACGTCCACGCCTCGTAGCTACGACACCGACGTTTACTTTGACGTAGAACTTAAAAACAAAGATTATGCCATCCTTAAAATCATCAACGATTCAAACAAAGCTAAATAATGATAAAAATGCGGTTTTTGCCGCTCTAAAAAGAAAAAAGATTCGTTTCGCTAGCGATCAGTTTGTTTGCGATAGCGAAGACGGAGAAGAGGGATTTGGTTTCACGGTTGTTACCGAACTCATTACCTCGGTCATCGTTCCCGACTACAACAAGCGTAAAGTTGGATTTTTAATTTATAACCAGCGAATGGCGGATCACCTAGAATCCGAAGGTTTTTCGTCAGAAGAGATTGAAAAGAAGGGTAAAGTCTGGTGCGTAGTGGAAAGTCGCGCAAAATTCCTTAAGATCTTGGGTTGTTAACTTATGCGATCTGCCACCATTTTCTCCTCTCCGAACGTCAACGAAGTTTACGCTGCGTACAACGAGCTTTCGGCGGTGTTTTTAAAGCAATTTAAATTCCACGCAGAGTTTGGCATTTCTCACAAGACTACCGAGAAAGACTTTTCCCTGAACGCTTACGACTTGAATGCCGTTGAGCAGAAGTTCCTCGAAGACAAGGCTTTCGAAATTTCTCAAAAAAAGTTGAAGAAACCTGTTGACTGACCCGAAAACTGTGGTAAGGTTTGCGTGCAAATCCATTGCTTATGATCATCAAAGAAGTCCAGCACAAGGTTGCCCAATCAGACAATTTCAAGAGCGAAATTGCCTCTATCGATTCCGAGGAGATGCGTTACGTTTCCTCGCTGCTTCGCAACAACTACTCGAACCCGATCCTCGCGACGGTTCGCGAACTGATCGCCAATGCTTCCGACGCGAACGTTGGCGAGCAAAAGATCGAAGTTTACTGCCCTTCGTTTTACGCTCCGACGTTCTCGGTTCGTGACTTTGGTGCAGGCTTGAGCGAAGACGATCTCTTTGGTCTCTACACGAAGTACGGTCGCAGCACGAAGCGCAGCGACAATCTCGCAATTGGCGGTTTTGGCATCGGTCGCTTCGCGCCGCTCTCTTACGCCGATTCTTTCACGGTCACGTCGCGCCACAACGGTACGAAGACTGTTGTCAATGTTTTCGTTGACGAGCACGGCGACACTCGCTTCACGAAGCTCGCCTCTTCATTGTCGAACGAAGAGAGCGGTTTGGAAGTTTCTGTTGCGATCAAGGGCGGCGACGAGACTAGCTTCAACGACGCAATCAACGTTTGTGTTGCGTTCTCCTCGAAGCAATTCAAGATCAGCAACGCGGAGTTGTCTCCGATCAAGTGGTTGATCCGTTCCGAAAACTGGGGTTTTTACGAGCGCAATCCGCATCATACGGGTTCTTTCGTTGTTATGGGCGGTGTTCCTTATCGCATCGACCCAAACCAGATTTTCCCGCTCGTCTCAACTGAGCGTTCTCCGCTGCTTTTCAAGAAGTTTAGAGGCAGCGAACTGACCTTTAATCACGCTCTTCGCGACTCTAATTTTATTCTTTTTATGCCGATCGGCTCGGTCGCGATTCACCACTCGCGTGAGCAGTTAGAGTACAACGTAACCACGAAGCGAGTTATTCTCGCGGCACTCGAACGCGCCTTTGGCGAGATCGGAAGCACGTTTCAAGAGAAGCTTGCCGAAAACAAGACGTTCGAAACGTTCGTTGCTAAACTCCACGAAGCGCAACAAAATTCTTCCCCGCTTCTCCGTCAAGCGGCACGGGCCTGCGTTTTCAAGTTCATCGACGCCAACAATGTTTCTCATGACGTTGAACTCCACGACGTTGGCAGCGTTGAGTGCGCTTACAAGCAGTCGAGCGTTAGCTCGAACATTCGCTCGGTCAAGCGCACCGACTTCGATCCGTCAACGTTTATCTTGTCTCAAATTACTAGCGTTGCGGTCATCATCGATGACCTACCGAAAAACAAGCGTTTGTCCGCTCGTTCGCAGCGTCTCGTTCTTAATGACAATTCGCTAAAGAATATCATTGTCGTTTCCGAGGAAACTGCGCGAAAGATGCTTTACGTTCATCTCCTCGCTGACCGCAAGAGTCGCAATATCTTTTTCGCTTCCGAGATCGTTCCTTTTGTTGCCGAGAAGAACACTAACAAAGAATCGGCATTTTTTGTTTTCAATGGAAACTCCTACATGACGGTTGCGAATCGTTGCTCTATTCCAGAAGGCGAAAAGTTTTATTATGTAAAAATGCGCGACCGCAAGAAAATCGTTTCGAAGCTGTTCGCTGGCTCCGTTGATGACGTTCGCGAATTTTACAGCGTGCTTAATGCGCTTAATCGAAGGTTTTTCAATAACCGCTTCCGAAAGGTTTACGGTTTTCTGGAAACCGCAGAAGTGCCAGAAAATGCAGTTCTGATCGATGACGTTTTAATCCAAAAAATTAACGAACTGTACGAAAAGTTTTCCCCGTACATCTCTGCTGGAAAGTTCTCTATCAGACTACGCAATATTTTCGACTCTGCACACCGCATGAAGGACGTTGCAGAGAATCTTCCCGAGGGTCACAAGATTCGCGAATTTGTCTCTCTGTTCGAAATCGAAAAGAAACTTGAACAACTGAGCAAAGAAGATCAGAGTCTGCTCGATAGTTTCAAATCTGGCATTCACAATTACAGGCACTTGTTCCCGAGGTGCGATATGCTGACCGACGAGCAGTCTGCGGCGACACGGCATTGGTATGAGTTCTTCTGCTCGAAGTATCCGATGGCAGTCTATGCCATTGACTCGTACAATTTGAAGCAGTCAATTTCCGCTAGTTTCATCAAGGAAATAGCCGATTACATCAATTTTGTGGACAAAAACTCTTGACAAACAACCAACCATAACCCAACATAGTAAGACCATGAATAAGATCCCGTACATTATGCGCGACGAGTCGATCACCGTTTTCTTTGACGGCACGCCGCACACCATCAACAACACGCACGTTAACTTTCGTGCTTTGCGTCAGGCGATCCTTGATGCCAACTACGATGCGATTCCGTCGCTCTTGTCTATCGAGAAGAAGATCGAGGACATGACTTTCGGGAACATCAAGATTCGCGACGGCAAGCTCTACTATCACAATACCGAACTTCACGGCGTTGTCGTTCAAAAGCTGCTCAAGTTCCTGAAGGAAGGTTCGAAGGATGCGATGCCGCTCGTAAACTTCATCGAGCGTATCATGCGCAACCCATCGGCCAACTCCACGAACGAACTCTACACGTTCCTCTCTTACAAGGATTTGCCGATCACGCCCGAGGGAAAGTTTCTCGCTTACAAGGGTGTTAAAAAGGATTATTATTCTAAGAGCGCGAGCCTTCAGACCACGGTCCTTCAAGGCAAGGTCAACGAGGCTGGCGAGATTTACAACGGTGTAGGCGAAACGATTGTGGTTGCTCGCAATCAAGTCGATGACAACAAGGAGCATCACTGCTCGTTTGGCTTGCACGCTGGAAGCTACGACTACGCCAACAATTGGGCCGGGAAGGATGGGCGACTGCTCGTTGTTGAGATCGATCCTGCCGATGCCGTGAGCGTACCGACCGACTGCTCGTTCCAGAAGCTTCGCACTTGCGCCTACAAGGTTATCGGCGACATTACCGAGACGCGCCGCGAGATTCCTGACGCAGTATATTCTGGTAGCGACGACGCTGACGATTCGAGCGACTGGAGCGACAGTTGCGCCGACTGCGAAGAAGGTAGTTGTGGCTGCGACATCGACTACTCGGATGGTGTTTTCGAAGTCGAAAACTATGTCCTCAATCAATGGAAGTTTGGCAACGTCGCCCATCTTTCGGACGCTGCGGATCGTCTAGACGACGTTGGTCTCGGTCATTTGAGCCTAGTCGATATCTTGGAAACTCTCAACATGACGTACATTAAGAGTTCCGAATACGGGTCGGAGATCATTGTTCAGAAGGACAACCACAATGAGTAAAAACCCACTCGTAGAAACACTCGAAAATGCCTCCGAGACTGAACTTGACGTAGCCTTTGCGCTGCTCAAGTACAAGGAAATCGGAATCTACCGAAAGATCAAAGGTCTTTGCCTCGCATTCAATCTCGACTTCGAGACGGTGATCAAAGACTTGCCGAACGAAAATGGTCGTCTTCTTGACCGTGAGACGCGCCACTTCATCCACGATTATATGCTCGCCCGAGCAAAGCAGTTCCGCCCAGCAACAAACAACGAATGAATAACTCCCTCGATCCTAAGTTCACGACCAATTGCCATTGGTTCGAAGTTTGGACAACAGAAAATGATGGCAAGCTCTTGAGTTGCGTCAATTTCTACGACATGGCATGGAAGGACGCCGCAACATTGGCAGTTCAATGCTATTCGCACGAATCGTCACGAAACTCGGACGCTTACTACGCAATCGTTCACGCGAAGCTCGACAGCAACAGCGGAATGGTGCGCGAAGTGATTGCGCTCCCATACGATGAGTCTTCGAAGGTGCTAAATAAACTGATTAAATATCGGGAGACACTCCAATGATGGACCGCACCGCGCTGTTCGCTCATCACCGCGCCTTGACCGAGGCTGCGTTCAAGATCATGCAGGCGAAGAACAATGACTATGCTGGCAGCAAGGGAGACAATCCTTTCGCCAATTTCCAACGCTGCGAGGCAATGGGAATCTGCTCGGCAGAACAAGGTTTTCTCGTTCGCATCGTAGACAAGGTTTCGCGCCTTTCTACGTTCGCTCAGGACGGCAAGCTTGCCGTAACGAACGAAAGTTACGAGGACGCTATCTTGGACATTATTAACTATTGCGTTTTAATGTCGGCGTATGTTGCAGGGAAGAATGAACCTCCCTCAACAACGAACGATTAAAAGATCGCGATTCCAGTGATTCTGTACCCAGCATCGAAAGGCTGGATAAATAAGCCAGTTGGCATATTCAACCTTTCGATTTTTCTGTTATATTCTCTGATAAGGTGGTCGGAAAAGTCGCCGAAAACAGCGTTGCCGGAAGCCGCAAAGCCCGTAGCCGAGTACAGGCCCGTGATCTGCCCTCGGTAAGCGACCCAATCGCCAGAAACTAAACTATAATTGCTATGGATATCTCCTTGTAACAATCGCGGATTACTCATATTTTATTAATTACACTTTATTTTATGTTATTTTCCCTGCTGTTGTTTATCGCAGCGTGCATTCACCTCTTTACCAAGGAAAACTATTTTACTAAGAACGCGAGTCTCGACAAAAATGACCGACGCAACAAAGACGATTAACTATAAAAAACTCCCATTGGAGATTAAAAATCACGGTTACAAAATGAAGCAAGTGAAGCGAACCGAAAACACCGCAATGTACTCGAAAGCGGGCGGATACGAAGTTCTAGTCGTGCAGCGTCACGACGGGTACGAAATCAAAGGCAACTGGATCGAGCCTGCCGAATATCTGCCGAAAGATGAAGACTTTGGGACGAAAGGCTGGTATTTTAATGGCCCCGATGGCCTGCAAAAAGCAGAAAAAAAGTTCGAAGAAATCGAACAAAAAACTGGCGAGTAACTAGTTTTTTAATCATAGTTCAAACGTAGCTCCAACTAAACACTAAAATCTAATCATGTCCATCAACGAATTGATCGAAGAGAGTTATCCGCAGCAGAAGGTTATCCATTTGTATGTTCGCGACCGCCAAAACCGCCGAATTGGGGTATTGGCAGCGGTAACGAATCCCGAAAAACCCGAGACGGTTTTCATCGGATGGTCGCGCTGCAATCGAAGTATGGGCGACCGATTCGATCCGGTGCGCGGCACAAAGATTGCACTCGACCGCTCTTATCGGCACAAGGGAGCGGGCATTCCGTTCACAATGCTCGAACAGTATAACGAGTTTCGCGCTCGATGCGAAAAGTATTTCCGAGGCAAGAATGTCGCCTAATGAGAAACCTCTGGAGACTCTGGGCCAAATCAATCGGAGAAAAAGCGAGCAACGAGAACCGCGAAGCTGATAAAATCGCCGCTATTCGAACTCTCATTGTTTTAATCTACATCGTAACAAACGTTTTCATCTGCGCCAACGTAATCCGTCACTGGTAACAATTATAAAAAATAAAATGTCTTCTAGCCTCGAAGGGTCCGCAATAAACACTTTCAATTTTCTTTACGAGAAGTATCGAGACGAGTTTGAAAGGGCAAGAAACTACGACGAAAAGAACGACAAATCTTACCAAAAGGAACTGCGTAAGCTGAAGCGCGAAGCTGCCAAACAAAAAGAAACCAACTCCACGGAACTCTAAAGGTTTTAGGGTCTATGGTGAAATTGCATATCACATCGCTCTTCTAAAGCGAAATTTCGGGATGGTATCCCGATAGACCCACCAATTTTATCAATTAGATAGATTTAAAAACATTTTTATGAAAAAGATCAAAATCTCTCTTGACGAGCAGCGCGAAATCGAGCAAATCAGAATTGCAATCAACGAAGCGAGAAGCCGCGAAGATGCCGAGATCGAAAAGCTCGCCAAAAAAATGAACTTATCTAGCGAAGAATGGCTCGTTCTTTGGGATTATATCCAAAACGACTCGGATTGGATGGTTGAAATCGAAAAACGATGAGACGCACAATCAAAGGCGTCAAATGCACAGAGTACTATTACCCGGTCGACGGGAAGATCGCTCTTCCATTGGAACTTAAGAAGGAGTTGGGAACAATTCGCGTAAAGTGTAGCGAGCAATCTGCGACGAGAATTACGTCCCAGCGAACGCGCCGCAATTAATCGAATTAAATTAGAAAACCGCTCCGCGAACGTTAACATTCGTGGATGAAGGTTTGCCGTCGCTGCGGCGAAAAAAAAGAAATCGAAGAGTTCCCGCCGTTCTCTGGCCCAACAAACGGGCGAAAAAACACTTGCTCAACGTGTTGCAAAAGTCTTTCGGTTCTGAGAAGAAAGCTAAAAGAAACGAATCCTCCGCCAATCGCGGGAAACTGTCCGATCTGCGACAATTACACAACCGAATGGATTTTGGATCATTGCCACTTCACGGAAAAGTTTCGCGGCTACATTTGCAATAACTGCAACCTTGCACTCGGACGATTTAATGACGACGAAAAATTATTGAGAAAAGCTATTGACTATTTGAGCGGGAAAGATAACGTAGAGTAATCTGGTCGCGTGCATGGAACGGCAGACAGGGAGCATTCAAAATGCTCTGCTCTTCGCGAGCGTGAGGGTTCGACTCCCTCCGCGACCACCATTTTATGAATTTCACTCCAGACAACATTGTAGAATTAAAGAAAAACCAAGTCTTTGTCTTCGGTTCGAACGAGGCGGGAATACATGGGGCAGGAGCCGCGAAACTCGCCGAAAAAAAGTTTGGCGCAATCATGGGCGTCGGCTACGGACTACAAGGAAAGTCTTTCGCCGTTCCGACGAAAGACAAGTTGATTCGCACGCTTTCTCTTGGCGCAATCGAATTCTACATCAACATTTTTCTTCTCGACGCTACGCTTTTCCCCGACAAAGAATTTTTAGTGACTAAGATCGGTTGCGGTCTAGCCGGATATTCTGAAGCGGAAATCGCGAACTTATTCAAAGGCAAAACGATCCCAAAGAACATAACGTTACCCGAATCATTTTATCGTATTATTTATGAAAACAACGCTAGAATTTAATCTGCCCGAAGAACAGACCGAAATGTTGCACGCAGTTCATGCCTCAGATGCATGGTGCGCTTTGAGCGAAATCGACCAAAATTTACGAAGCTTGGTGAAATACGGAACATACGATGGCTACGAGATAACAACAACAGAGCAACTCGCGTCAGAGATTCGCAAAAGAATCGGAGACGTATTAACGAAGATCGACTCATGAAAATCACGAAGAAAACCCGTGATCTTCTCGCGAAGATCGGAGAGAGTCCATCGGACCTTGTATTTTGGACGTTTCGCTACTTTCTTGGGCGCAGAACGATTCATACCGTTGTTTTCGCGCAAAACTTGGCCGAATCTTGGGCGAGTTTAGACGAGCGAGTGCAGCATTTGATTTGCCGCGAGCTTGAATCGGCTTTCGAGGCCGACGAACGAGCGCGAACGAACAAGTATAATAACGGTTTGATCTTTCCTCTTGGCGACGATTCGGATCGGCAAGCTTGGGCGAAAGTTCGCGCCGCATACAAACATTCGAATGAAAAAAATTAGTTTAAATTCGATTTTTCAAAATGTTGAAGCGCAAATCGCAAAATCTTCGATCCAAGAAGTTAGCAGAGCTTTTATGCCTTTCCGAACGAATCGGTTTAGGGAAAGCTTTCTCGGCTATTGCGACCAAAACTGGACGCATTTCGCTTCAATCGTGAACAAAAAACGAATCACGATACACGTTTCGGGCGCAATTAGAGATTCTTTTTATCAAGACGAAAGCAAATTCATCGTCCACCACAATTCTTACTCCAACATTACGTTTGTCTGAACTCGCAACTATTATGACCGATTCTAAATTGCGTGCCGCAACGATGGAAGATGTTAATGCTGCAACACTTGCCGCATTTCGCTGCCTAGAAGACTTAAAAGTGCTTGACGGGAACGACTCGAAGCACGATGTTCTTTTCGAAGAAATAGCCGAAACGATTTCGCGACACTTTAATTACCCAGACTACAGCAATTATAATTAATGACCTCGATTTCTGAAAAAAATCTTGTTGCTGTCCGTCAAAAGATTGACAAACAAGTGAATCGCCGCTTGTTCAAAGAAATACGCGACCGTCCTTGGATCGACTCGGAAAGATTGAGAGGTTCCGATGTTTACGACGAGTGGAACCTTTCGAGTTTCGTAATTTTCCGCAAGCTTGACAGAAGCTTAAACGTCGTTGCATTTCAAATTAAAAATCAATTTTATTCTTGGTAGGCCGATGAAAACCGAAGAATTTTACAAAAACATATTTTACAAAAATCGCGAAGAGATGCGCGATGCAGCGTGCAGAGTTTGCTATTCAATCGAAAACGGCCCTCTCGATTCGTCAACTAACACGCGCATTTACAACGGCACTCAAAGAATTGTTAGTTTGGAAGTTCTTAAAGTGTGAACCGATATTCGCAGAGAATTTCTCAAAAATCGCTTGATACTTTTAAATCGCTGAACTAACTTATCCTCACTTTCCGAAAACCATGAGTAAGATTACGAAACTGACCGAAGAACAGGTTGCAAAGCTAGACGTTTACGTCAACGAGTGGGTCGCCAAGGGACTCACGACCGAGCGTAAGACTCAACAGGACGCAGAGCGCGATTTCACTGAATTTCAGCGTCATGTTCTCAAGCGCGAACCCTCCCCCGTTATTCTTCTTGACTCGCCTGCCGATTGCTGGCGCGTCGTTTTGCAGCACACGCTGCGCGAGAACGACGAAGTCAAACAGCTTCTCAACGAGAAGATCGAGAAGAAGCTGGCGTTGAAGAAGAACAAGAATGCTGCTCGCGAGAGCATCGAAGCTTCGATCTTCGAAGAAATCTTGAACGATGCGGTGAAGACGATCCCCATCGTTTACCCGTACTTCGACTGTCAGTTCTGGGCCGGATGGTTCAGCTTCTACGAGTTTTGCAGAAACGAACTGAAGATCTCGTTCGACAACATCACCGAATACACGGCGATGCTCAACTGTCAGCCTTACGGCATGGTGTGGCCCCTCGACACGATTTGCGTCGTGTGCCAACCCCCGACCGTGATCGAGCGCAACGAGCACGGCTTGCATTGCGAAACTGGTCCTGCGGTCTCGTACAACGGTAAAAACGAGATTTATTCTCTGAACGGCATCATTGTGCCAAAGGAACTCGTAACGACGCCTGCCGAAGACCTTTCGCTCGATTTTTTCGCGAAGGAAAAGAACGCTGACGTAAAGGCAGAATTCGTTCGTAAATACGGGATAGAACGGATGCTTGACCTCGGCAAGCGAGTCGATTCTTACGAGAACTATGACGCCAACACGCACGAATGGTGGCACAAGAGCGAGTACGAGCTTTGGGACATGGCTGCGCTGTTTGGTATCGACTATCAGCCGTACCTAAAGATGAGGAACCAAACGACCGACATATGGCACGTCGAAGCCGTTTCTCCCGCTTGTCGCACGCTTCGAGACGCGATCAAAGAGCGTTTCGGTGGTCGCGAGATGAAGATCGTCGCAATCTCCTAGTTTTTTATGTAAATTAATTAGACAAACAGTAACATTCAATCCAATATAAGCAAATGAACAGCAATGAAGTGATCCTCCACGGCGAGTGCATGGTGTTTCGTTCCACGATCCCAGCAAACGCCAAGCCGAAGCAGAAGAGCAAGACTGGCTTCGTTATCGTCGCAGATTCGGAAACTACTGGCAATCATCACGTTGTCGATGAAACGGTTGGCGTAGACTTTTACGAAGCGGACGGCAAGCTGTACATGAACAGCTCTGTCGATACGACGATTCGTTGTTTGCACGCCGAGCGTCACGACACGATCAAGCTGACTGCCGGAACTTACGAGTTTGGCTCGCAGCAAGAGTACGATCCGTTCACGGCTCGCCTCCAAGCGGTGCGCGACTAATGGGCGAGTCCGATCTCATCAAACGCGAAAAAGTAGTCGTTGCGACCAGCGGCTACTTTAATCCGTTGCACGTTGGACACATCGAGTACCTCGAACGGGCGAAGCAACTAGGCGATGAGCTAGTTGTTATCGTCAATTCGGATCGTCAAGTTGAGCAGAAAGGCTCGAAAAAGTTTCAAACAGAAGCTGACCGACTACGGATCGTAGAGGCACTAAAGTGCGTTGATCGTGTTGTTTTGTCCGTAGACGAAGACACGACTCAATGCAAAACGCTTGCTCTATTAAAACCAAACATTTTCGCGAAAGGCGGCGACCGCTTCGCGTCAGAAATCCCAGAAACTCCCGTTTGCAAAGAACTTGGAATAGAGATTGTTGACGGTCTCGGCGCAAAGATTCGCGCCAGTTCTGAAATTTTAAAGCATATTTAAATACTATTAGTTTTTGCGGCAACAGTTATTCTGCTATTGACTCTCGTCACGGCAGAGGACACGATGTAATTACGAACACCAAATTGCGAAAAGAAATTGAGAGTCACTTGGCGAACCAAGTGTTGCGCCAAGTGTATGACTAAGTGAGGAGGAACCTTCAATGAACATTTTTAAAACAATTGAAAAGCAACTGTGGATACAAGTGTGGGACCAAGTGGGGGACCAAGTGGATCGCCAAGTGGGGGACCAAGTGGATCGCCAAGTGGGAACTCAAGTGGCGAATGGAGCGTATAGCCAAGTGCGGAATCAAATGACGATCCAAGTGAGGAGACGAGTAACGAGTCAAGTACGACTCGGGTTGATGACCTAGTGGTGGATCAAGTACAGGTCTTGGTTTTACCCGAAGTGACAAACCAAGTACGCAGTTGAGTGACAAACCAAGTGCGGAGGCACCTTCAATGAATTTTTCCGAAGCAGTCAAAAAGCAAGTGCGAGGCCAAGTGCGGGACCAAGTGAATCGCCAAGCGCTAAACCAAGTGCGGGACCAAGTGTGGGAGCAAGTGGGGGACCAAGTGGGGGACCGAGTGTGGAACCAAGTGTGGGAGCAAGTGCGGGACCAAGTGTGGGAGCAAGTGGGGGACCAAGTTGTTCTTTTGTCGAGAGCGCGATAACGCGCCGCCTTTGGCGCATTATCGAACAAATTTCCATTTAACGCGCCGTTTTTGACGCACAAACATAATGCCGCTTTTCGATTCAACGGTGAGAAACGCAATTCGCGAACAAAGCGTTCGCCGTGTATGCGAAAAAATTTGTAGCGCCGAAGATCATTTTGAGCGTGCAATTTCGCGCAGTTTCGATTCGAATCTATTCTACTCGCGAATAAATTGGTCGTTTAGCCCAGATTCTCTCGCATTATCGACGATAATCGCCGTTATAAAACACAAATTCGATGAGTCTTAACGTTGAAAAAATAACATCTGAGATAAAAAAGGCCAACTATGTATCGAGCGCCGCGATTCGCGAGCAAGTTGCAATGTGCTCGACGTTCGTGACCGCTTTCGTTTCGCACGTTAAGCGGTCGCGTGAAGACGTTTTTGTTCTTTTGCTCGATGCGCGACTTAAAATAAACTCTTCCGTGTTTATAGCCCGCCGAGGCACACGATGAAACAACTTTATCTTCCGCAAATTAAACATAATATAAGACAACACTATGAATTACCAACAAGCCCTCAATAACATCGCGGCCCTTCATGCCCAAGTTCGTTTGACCCCACAAGTCCACGAAGCAGTCAAGGAATCGATCCTTGTTTTAAACGAATTTTTTAGCCCAAAGAAGTCGGACCAGAAGTACCAGATCGGCCCGAACGACGCATTCAATAACCTTGTTGCAATGTACAACGCTTCTCAAGTGTCGCTTCAAGAACACGAAGCTCTAAAAGCCAGTTTCGCGTTTATTGCGACCGAGTTGCAAAAAGAAGCTAATTTGCCCGTTTCTAAACAATTAAACAACACTTAATAGTTTGTTTTCGAACTGGGATGAGAGGAAGATTGGTAATTCAGCACGATTTTGCACGTTTTTAACATTTTAGCAGAACAGAAGATCTTTTGCGTTAAAAAAGAGAAAAGGGCGCAAGAACGTGTTGACAAGTTGACCAAAAAGTCTCAAAAAACTAGCGAGAAAACGACTCAAAAACTGACCCAATTTTGACCATGAATTTTGCACGCATTTTCGGCGCAATTCCTAGTGAATTTTTCTTCTATTTCATCCTCATTCTTTGCTTCGTCGCCTTGGTAGTTTTCCACGTTAAAACGTCGGACAAAAAGATCGAAGACTTCTACAAAAAGGCCAATCCAATCGACATGGATAAAATGCGTAAGAACCTACAAACCAAGCACAAGCATAAGAAAGAGATCGAGTTTGGCAAAGTGTCGCCCGAAGAGGTTCGTAAGGGCTTCGCCAAGCGCAAGCGGTAAGCCAAAGACCACGTTCGAATGGGTTAACACCATGCCCCTTCCCCTCGAAGAATATACATAGGGGAGACGATAGACGTATAGATAGAAAAGAAGAATAGAAATATAGAAGAGAAAGATAAAAGAAAGACAAAGGAAAGATGAGAGAGAAGCGAGGGGGGGTTAGAGATTATTTACTGTCCACGACTCCTCTATTTTTTATTCATTTTTATTCATTCTCCCCCATTTTCGCCCACGTTATCCCGCTGCTATTCTTTCCAGTTCTTTCTAGTATGTTTCTACTTAAGTTGTTACGGCTCACGGCTTTATGCGTTGCGGCGAGCACCGTGGTTGTGCTCGGAGCGGCGGCAATCGTGGCCGTTGCAGCGTTGCTGGCAGCTGGTGCGCCAATCGTCTTATCGTGTTTGGCCTTAGAGAAAACACTAACTGGACACATCGAGAAAAATAAAGAAAAGTGGCCCGAAAGTGTTGACATCTAGTGTCCCCCGGCATAGGGTTTTATATAAAGGTACATTTTTCTAAACACTGCGATAAGAACAACTTACAGAAAACAGGTGTTTTTTGACGCCCAAAAGGTGAACGCGAAAAAGCGAAATATGAACCTGTCTGTGTAAATACTAACGTGAAACAGGCAAATATACTATTATTGGCGCTGCTGCTAAGTGGTTGCAACTCGTTCCGCAAGGCCAGCTCCGCCGATGTAAGCAAAAATGCTCCAGTTTTCATTCGTTCGCCCGCTAGTGTCGCTGCGGAGAAGAAACCGGAAGTGCCGAGATTATATTCATTCGATACGGAGCCGCTAGTAGTAATGAAGGAGGCCGACTTAAATAGGTTAGTTGAGCGGGCAAAGACGAACGCGCCCGGCGTAAATAACGAAAAGGCGAATGAGTCTGCGGTAAATAACGAAAAGGCGAACGACATTTTGCCAAATAAAATCGAGGAAGTCCGCCCAGTTGCTCTAACAAGCGATTTGCAAGTGCAAACCGTTGAAGTTAGCCCATTTTTGCAAGAGCAAACAGTTGTCGATGGCAGGCGTTCTGCATTTGCAACGATCTTGCTTTACCTAACGGTAGCGGGAATCGCGTTCGGTTTCCTAACGCTCGTTAAAAAGTTTTTCTTTAGGCAGAATGAAACGGCCCCCGCCACCACCTTCCCCGCGCCCAAAACCAAAGAAGATAAAGTTTGACACGAAAAAGATATTGCGCAAGCGGCGAGTCGAATCGGATTAAAAACACGCAGAAAAGTCTTCTGCTGGTAGTGATTTTTTTTGAATAAAAGTGTTGATCTTCGAGAACACGGTGCTACCGTCTCTGTATGAACCCTGAGACACAACCCAAGCGTGGTCGCGGTCGCCCAGTCGGTGCGACCTCTTTTGTTAACGTCAGCCTCGCTGACCTTCAGCAGTATGTCGGCAGCAGTGCGCCCGTTCCGATTTCGCGCCTCTGGCTCGAAAAAATGCACCTGACAGTTGCACCGATTGAAGCTTCTGTACGCGAAGCATCGGCAACTCCTGTCGTGCAGTTTAAGGTCACGCAGCTCGATTAAAAAACAATAAAAATTGCTGAACATGAAAACGCCCGCTCGATTCGAAGGTCTGATCGGACAAGACGACGTGAAGAAGAAGCTCAACTTCTATCTCGACGCGCAGAACAAGACGCAACGTTTGCCCTTTATCTTGCTTGCTGGTGCCAAGGGCCAAGGTAAGACAGAATTCGCCAAGCAAGCGGCAAAGAACATCAAAGGTCGCGACGGCAAGGCGCGTCCGTTCCTCGAAGTTAACTGCGGCACGATCAAGAACGCTCAAGTGTTCTTCGAGCAAGTGTTTTCCCCTGTGATTCAAGGCAACGAGGTCACGGTGCTTCTCGACGAGTGTCACGCTCTGCCGAAAGACCTCATGACGACGCTTCTCACCGCTTTCAACACCGAGCGGGTTGACACGAAGCAAGTCAACTGGCGCGACGGACTCTACGAGTTCAACTTTAAGCTTCAGAGTTTCATGCTTGCCACGACCGAGGCAGATCGCCTCTTTGCTCCGTTGAAGGATCGCCTCACGTTGGTTGATTTCCAGCCGTACTCGGAAAAGGAGACGGCTCAGATCGTGCGGAAAACGCTCTCCGAAATCGATTTCAAGGGCGAGGTGTTGGAGCGTGTGGCAAAAACGGTGCGGTCGAACGCTCGTTCGTCGGTTCAGCGTGCGAAGCAGATCGAGCTTTACTGCGAGAGCAAAAACAAAAACACGTTCGATTCGAAGGACTGGACCGACTTGTGCGCGAAGCTCGGCATCAACTCCTCGGGCCTTGTCAACTCGGAAATTCAAGTACTTAAGACGCTGAAGGACCGTGGGGACTGCTCGTTGAATATGCTGTCGGCTGTCACGGGTCTCAGTCGCGGCGCATTGCAGCGCGACACGGAACTTTTCTTGTTGCAGCGCGGCTTCATGCGCATCGAAGGCTCGCGCCGCATCACCGCAGCAGGCATCAAGGCTCTAGAGGAAGCCACAAAGTAATCTAGAGACGGCATCGAGACTGGGCAACTTGCGTTAGTGGTGGCCCACTTTTACATATGAAAACTTGGAAACTGTTTGATCGCACGAATAAAGAAATTGTTTTCGGCACCGTTATCACGTCAATGGTCGGCGCACAGTATGTTGTCGAGTCGGGCGAACCGCCGCGCCACCCTGCATCGAGCGGTCGCGTGTACGTTAAGATCGGAGAATGCACGTCAGGGTTTTTTCCTCATGTGTTTGGACTCAGGTGGGAGGAAACAACGTGACGCCCGTCAGCCTCGAAGAACTTCGCAGATATCCCTCCCACCACTATATAGAATATAACGGTAGCGACGTACTAGTCTCGGACCTGTTAGAACTATTTGAAAACAAAGAGAAACGCACGCGCCGCCGTGCCGAACGCCGCCCGCGCCAGCCGCGCAAACGGCGCGAGCGGAAAGAATGAACGTGAACCTCTAAATAAGCAAACGATGAACGTGAAAGCTTAAATAATGAACGTGAATGTCTAAATAAGCAAAGGGTTGGGCAGTGTGAGTGATTTGCTGGTGCAAGTCATTTGCATTACCCGGCCGGGCCTTACTTCAATTTAAATGCAATAAAAAACCCCCTTTCGGGGGTTTCGCTTATCGGACTTCAGCACCGACTGGCAGATCGCCAAACTCAAGAACTGCAGCGTGAACAGGAATCAAACCAATTTTTCTTGTTTCATCTGATTTGCAAGACGCCCCGGCCCGGCATCGCAAACCAATTGCATTTGCGCCGGTTACAATTTTAATTCTTTTTTTTAGGTTGACACCGTTTAACTGCTCGCCAGTAAAGTTTTTTCGCTAGTTCGTCAAGGAATTCGTCGCGAAGCAGGGGGGTGCCGTTACGATTGTAAACGGTCCAAAGGCCGTCTTCAAAGTCGTACCAGTACCCCCCACGCTCGAACCAGTTAGGCGGAAGCAGATTTGGGTTCATTGATCGGCTCCGCGAAAAACAGCTCCTCGTTGAAGCGGTAGTTCACAGGATCGCTGCTCTCGGCAGGCCGCGAGTCGGTCGGCACGAACCAGCGCGACAAAAGTTCGGTACCGTAAAGTTCCGCCTCGCGACGAGTAGCAAAACGCAGCGCATTCGACGCCCACTTGTTTTCAACGCAAACTTCAGTTTTGAACGAATTCATTTTTTCGGTGGGGGAGGTTTCAGCAGTAAAATAAGCGTTAGAACGAAGAACAAGACAAGCATTGTTTCGATCATCGCAAGAAAAAAAAAGGGGGCGGCTGTCACCCGCCCCCGTGTGCCTTAAACTTCGATCACTTCATTCGACACGGTGAGGCCCGCGAACGGATCGAGGATCGAATGGAGCGATGCGGAACGGTCGCGCATCGCGAGCAAGTTCCCCTTCCACACCTCGGAAAAAGCATTGTGCAGGCTCCAGAGGTTGCGGTCGGCAAAGTCGGGATGATTCGGCTTGTCCCATTGTTCGATCACGTCGGCAATCATCGTCTTGCCGATTGCGCCAGCGTGAAAGCTGCGGACAACAAGGTCGTGAGCGTCACGCGAGTCGATCTCGACGGTCTTGTAACGCGACACGCGGTTTTCGTGAGCGACCCAGAGGTCGCCGAGCTTGCCGATGGCACGGCTGATGATCACGGGAAGGTCGCGCATGATGTTCGTCGTGTGTTTCCGCCCGAGCGTCACCTCGTTGCTGAAACAAAGATTGTCACAAACGAACGGAGCATTGCCCGCGCAAATGCCCGCGACAAACGACTTGTCGTGCGAGTTGCGCAGACCAATGACCGTGCCGCTCGTTGCGTTCGGCTTCGCCATGTCGATCTCGAAAAGACCGAAGTAGCGTTGGCCGTAGCGTGCGAGCGTGTGGTATTCGCTGACGACATTCAGCTTCGCCTCGGCGAGCTGGGTCTTCAGATTCTCGACAAGCGCAGCGTGCGGAATCGGGAAATGGCTGTCGGTCGCCTCGGGAGTCTTGACAAGAGCGAGGTCGGCAAGGCTGACCTCGGAGTTTTCACGTCCGCAAACGCGGAGATTAACGGTGTTTTTCATACGGGTACGATGTTGGGATTTTACTGGTTACTGTGCAAGAATTTTTTCAGATAGTTTCGCCGTTGTGACGGAAGTTTTTGATGCCCGACAAGCGGAAAGACTTGTAGGCGTGACCGTCGCCCTCGGATTCGTTGTTCGTGCGAACGGTCAAAAACAGTTCGCCGCTCGAAGATGCGACGATGGACTTGCTGACATGGTTGCCCCACTTGCGGTCGCCAAACGGCTTGTAGCCGATGACGCCGTTGCGACGCTTGTCATTGTAGTCGAAGGACACGATGGCCGCGCCCTTGCTGACGATCTGCTCGATCTTGTTTTTGAGGATTTGGGTGTTGTGCATGAGAAAGACAGTAACGGTCGCCGCGCCGATGTCGAAACTTTTTTTCGCGTTTCGCAAAGTTTTTTTCCGTTGCTTAGGGCGCAGGGTACAGGAAAAACACGCGAGGTCAAACCTTTTTTTCGAATAAAAAATAGGGGGGCAAACGCTTTTGCAGTTGACATGGGCAGTGTTGCAACTGGTTTGCATCGCCGGGCCGGGCCTTTTTGCAAACTAAAGACATTTCGGTGGTGTTTAACAGGCCAAAACATACCCAGGGCCGTTGCAGGCTCTCCCTGCACACTATTCCACCGAAAAAGTTTTTCTACTCGGTTTGGGGACTCGGTTCGTTTTCTTCGAACCAAGCGTCCTCTCCGAAGTGTTGCGTGACGAAAGTTTTTAGTGTTTTCATATTGCCAAAGCCTTCGATTTCTCTGCTATATTGCTCGTCGCCGTCAAAGACGCTTTGACCAGCGATGAGCATTCCTAGCTCACAATAAACTATATTAACTTTGACATTGAACTTGACAGCTAACTCCGAAAGAGCCTTGTCGGGCGGACTCCAAGCCGAGTCGCAATAGAAAACAAGTTCGTTAAGATTCGTGGATTCGACGTGCTGATCTTTAGAAAGATCCCACTTTGTTCCCCAGTTATCTAAACGCCAATTGTACCAGCCGTCATTTTCAAGAAGTTCGGGCGGAGTCGGAAGAATCTTTTCGAGCGAGAGCTTGCCGTCCACAAGCCCCTCGGCTTGTAGACGGTTCATGTTTTCGCTACTTCCGCTGATGCGGATAATGTTTTGGCACCAGTTAGGCATTTTAATTGAGGACCGAGATCCAGCGAAGATGAGTGTCGAATTCCTTCAGCAGTGCCCGCTTGTCGCGGGTGCGCGAACCGATGAAGTGGCGAACAACCTTGGCAACCGAGCCACGCGAACTTTTCATTCCGAGGGCTTCGAGCTTGAGGGCAGAGCGCATCGTCAAAAGGCGATACGCGAGGATCTTTTCGGGAGTGTCAGCAATGATCGTTTCCATGATCTGAAAAGTATCGGACGTTCGTGCAGAGTCGAGATTTATTTTAAGAAAGATTCGCCCCGCTGCTTGTCTCCTATGCGACAAGTGATTAGAGAGACTTTTTGGGCGCTCAGTCTCTCGGTCAGCAAGAGAGAGAGTGCAGTCTTTCTCGCGAGTTTCAACACTTTTCTTCAGAGAAAAGAATCGTCGCGCCGCTTTTTATGTTTGACATTTCGCTTGTAACTTCCCTTCCCGCGCTTCGGCTCATGCGCGGCCCCCGCAAGATTCGCGCCACTAGTGAACACCGAACGAATTTTCTTTTGCTTTTTCATAAAGGTGGAAACGTGAACGCTAAATCATAAATAACGAAATACGAAAGGCAAACGTTAAATAGGTAAATACGAAAGGCAAACGTTAAATACACAAATAGGATAAATGCCATAGATTGGCAGGTGCCAGCAATTTGCAATAAAAAACCGGGCCAGGGATGCAAATGACTTGCATTGCAAACCGCTTGCATTGCAAAAGGGATGCATTGCAACCCCCTTGCGCAGCTGCTATCAGTAGTCTTCCTGATAAGTATCAAAGCAATAGTCCTCGTCCATGCCGTGACCCGCAGAGGCGAGCGCATCCGCGTCGTCGCTCAGGTCGTGCGACTCGTAGGGTTCGCAGGCGTTGGCGGCACGCTCGTCCGCCTCGATCTTGACCAGCTGCGCGTGCAGCGTGTCGATGACCGCGTCTAACTGCGGGAACCTCGCGCCCGACGCATGAAGGTCGGCGGAGGCTTCGCGGAGGGCGGCAAGGGCAACGTAAGCCTCGGGGGTAGACATTTCGATAGTGATCATAGGACAAAAAAAGGGGGGGGTTAGTCGAGGGCGACCTCGCCCAAAAAAATCGGGCGCGGCGGGATCGGGTACGATTCGACACCGTTCGCGAGGGCGAAGGCGGCGAGGTCGGCGGCGAGGGCGAGGGTTTCCTCGGGCGAGAGAACAAGGGCGATGTTCATGAGATTGGGCGGGAATCTATTCCGATTGCGCGAGCGTGTTCTGGTAATCGGCTTCTTCGATTATCTGGGCGATTTGCTTGCGGGTCAGTCCCTGCTTCAGCAGCGACTCGATCACCATCTTCGCAGCCAGTTCGCGGATCTCGCGGGTCAGTTCGTTTTTCATGCTCTTAAGGTAGCACACTTTTTCGCGTGCGCAAGTTTTTTTTTCGTGTTTTTAGAAAAAAGTTTCCGTGCCAACTCTGAGAAAAAACGTGTCAAGCAGAAAAAAGTTTCCGTGCCAACCGCGCAAAAAAATGTGTCAAGAGAAAAAAACATATTTTTTTGTAATGGGCTAATTGCAAAGTAAATGATTTGCATCCCCGGCCTGGCACTTATTGCAACTCTCTTGCGTCGTATATTCGCGAAACTGGCGAAAAAACCATTATGCGCATTGCAAACAAATGGCTGCAAACAGTTGGCTTTTCGCATATTTGAAAAATGGGCCGAGTGGCAATTATGTCTTTCGTAACTGTTTTGCATTAAGACCCGGCCAGGAATTGCAAATTGTTTGCGTCGCATATTCCCAAAACGGCCCAAAACCGCATTATGCATTGCATCTTGTTTGCATTAGTTCCCGGCCCGGAATTGCAAATCACTTGCAACAGACCCTTGTCAAGAAAAAAACCAACTTTTTTTGTAATCGCCCGCCAGCCTGGCCAGGATGCAAATCACTTGCAACAAGCGCGTGTCAAGAAAAAATTTCACTTTTTTTCTAGTTCGTCTACCAAGCACGCGCCGTGCCAACCGTGCCACGGAAAAAAAATTATTTTTTATTCGGCACTTGGCACGCTTTTTTTTTCGAAAAAAACCAAAAAAAAACTTGTTTCGGCGCGGGAATGTGCTATGTTGTGAGCATGGAAAACAACAACAGTTCAAACGGATTCGATCGAGTCGCCTTCCTTTACCTTCGCAACGTGACGGGAGAAGAAACTTGCGCCGAGTTCGAACAGAAAGTCGGCGAAAACAATTTCGCCCTTGCGGTACTCGACTACGGCAATGCTGACATCTTCCAGCTGAAACAAGCTCGGACCGCTGCAAAGAATCGTGCTTACTGCGAAGACTTCCTTTCGGATGCTTACTTCACGTTCCGTCAACGCTTCGGGCACGGTCCGAAAGAGTTCTGAAAAAAAGCTTGCTCTCCGGAGCAAGCGCCCCGACTCTCTTCCCGTGAAACTCAACCTTCTTTCGGTCGGCGCGGATGCGAAAACTTCCAAGGGCGAAGCTTTCGGATGGAGCACGGCGATTCTTTACCTTGCGCCCGCACGCGAGGCAGGACGCGGCGACGTTTGCGCGAATCGCTCCGCTGGATGCACGGCATCGTGCCTGTTCTCCGCTGGACGCGGGAAGTTCTCAAACGTCCGGTCGGCACGCATTCGCAAGACGCACCTTTTTTTCGATGACGTTGCCGAGTTCAAACGTCAACTGTTCGCCGACATCTCGGCATTCGTCGCGAGTTGCGAGCGCAGCGGCAAGCGCGCTTGCGTTCGTTTAAATGGGACAAGCGACATCTCGTGGGAACGTCTCGGCGTATTCGCCGCTTTCCCTTCGATTCAGTTTTATGACTATACAAAGTCGCCCGTTCGTGCATTGCAAGCGGCGGCGGGGTCAATCGCGCCAAACTACCATCTTACCTTTTCGCGCAGCGAATCGAACGAAGCGAACGCGCTCGACGTATTGCGGGCGGGCGGAAACGTTGCGGTGGTGTTCGCCTCCGCCGTTCTCCCGTCCGCTTGGCAAGGCTTCCCTGTTGTCAATGGTGACGAAAGCGATCTCCGCTTTCTTGACGCTCGCAATGTTGTAGTAGGTTTGAAAGCCAAGGGCGACGCGAAGCGCGACGCTTCCGGCTTTGTCGTCAACGCTTAAGACATTTCTCGCATGAAACGCTCGAACTCATCTCTTGTTCTCTTCTTGTTCTTCATTCTCGCGGCGCTCTTGTTCTCTTCGCGCCGAACAAACGGGCAAACGGCGCAAGAGTTCGTCGCGGCAACGCTAATCTTAGAAGCGGGCGGCGAGCGAGACCCTCGCGCAATGGCAGCGGTTCGCGAAGTTATCTCGAATCGCGCCAAGGCTCGCAAGCAAACGGAAAAAGAAGTTGTCTTGGCTCGCCTTCAATTCTCTTGTTGGAATGCAGGAACGGCAAGCGCGTTTGCCAAGGCAAAGCGTCACGCAAAATGGCGCGAGGCCCTCGACCTTGCTTCCTCGCCTAGCAGGACAAACCACACTCTCGGCGCAGATCACTATCACACGCTGCAAGTTTCTCCCGCTTGGGCGCGTAAACTCTTGAAAACCAGACAGATCGGCAATCACGTTTTTTTTCGGCAAAAGTGAAAAAAAAGCTTGTGACTCGGCAATCCCTCCCTTATCTTTTCCCCATGATCAAAAACAACATTGCAGAAACTTCTTTCAACTTCTACCGCGATGCTTACCTTTCGGAGCAGAAAGCGGCGCTTGCCCTCGCTCGCGAGGTCGGCGCTTACAAGGGGATTATCGAAGCAATCTCCAGAGGCTGGGTGCCGGGGGTCACGGTGACCAAGGCCGAGTCGCTCGAAAAGCTTCTGGCCAAGGTGCCGAACTTTGTGAATCGATAAAAAAAAGCTTGCTCCTCGGAGCAGGCTTCTTCACTCTCTCTCTCATGGAAACGATCACCATCTCCCGCAACGAAAAGAAAAACGTTTGGTACGTCAACGGCGTTGCCGTGACGGACTTCGAAACCGACTACGACGAATTTCCGTACATGATTTCGCACGTTTTCATCGTCAATGTCGCCCTTGGAAATCGCTGGGCGACGGATGCGGAAATTTCTGCGCTGCACAAGGCAGGATTCCTTCGCTCGCAAGCAATCGATCACTCGCATTTCGCGACGCTCGCAACGGTTTAAGGTCAGCGACTCCCCCCCCATTTCGGAAAAACCGAGTGGGGGTTTTCCGGGGAGCGCGGCGGGGGGTGGTTTTCTGCACGCTATACCAGCAAAATAACCCCCCCTTCATATCTGTTTCCCCCTTTTCTTTATATCTTATATCTTATAAGGGCAATATATCTTATAAGGGCGATACATATACCCCCCCCCTTTATTCCTTCTCTATCCCTATCTTTATATATTCAAGATATATATATATATACTATCCCCCCTTTACATCCC